TGGATCAACCCGTAGATTGCACCTTCGTAGTATTCAGTCGGGACTATGATATCATCTCCGAAGACATACACATCATCACAGTATTGACCATGACGACATAGTATGCCAGCACGAACCAGGGCCCAAAACACAAGCGATTCCACAGGGAATGTTAAACAATTCCCCATGGGCGCCCACATCTTGAGCTCTAACATCGAGCCGTCTAACAACTGTACATGGCTTGCGCGTGAGCAGCCAAGTAACCTAGCCGACCACCCAAACAGGTAGTCAACTAGGGCTTTGCTTACTCGATCGCTAGCTTCCTTAAGATCAATCGTTACAAACGACTGATCGAAGGAGGAGTGTAGTGCTATATTGCCATTAATGCCCTGATCGCGGAAGTTAACACGTCCGCGAGTCAAGGGGTGGCTCTCTATGCACTTCTCCAGTACAGTACGTTGGCCCTGCTGTATCCAAATAGACTCCTTAGGGTGCACGCAAATTAAGCGTGGACCCCGAGAATCCTTGGGGACAGCCACTAACCGAGCATGGATCTTTCCATACTCTGGGTAGTCTGATAAGCACAAATCGTCTTCACCGATGAAGGCGAGACAATTGAAGTGCTTATCATATGGGTAAAACTCCGTTATAGGAGTGGAGACGCTGAAGTTGCCTTTATTACACGGCGAGTGGGACGGAAAAACCGCCCCAGGACCGTGCTTAGGGATGACTTCATGCCAATCCGCTCGTGAAATCACGAGACTGATCAGCCGACGTGCTTCTCGATAGGTGGGATCGGGGCAGGTTCCTTCTTCTCTTTTGGAGAGAAAGGAGCTTTCCCAAGTTTCCACCATACGATTAGCATCAGAAAAAGCTTTAACAGCTTCTTCCAGTTGATCTTTCGATGGTTCATACTCGGCTTTGTAACCGAATACAAGTATGGTACGCAACATTTGAAGGATACCCTCTCCAGCCATACCGGCTAGGAAGGACTCCCATAGTGGTAATAACCACTTAGGAAGCTCAGGCTGTTGAAGCCTGTTTCCCTCAATATATTGAAGTACCTGCTTGTCTAGCTTAGGACCCTCTAATAGGATCCATGCTTCGTCAAAGTCATCGGGGAGGTCCACTCGGACCCCCGACAACAGTGATATATCAGCTAGCAGGCGATAGTATACTTTAACTAGTGTACTCATATGGATATCCAGTTGCCTGATTGGTGGAAGATACTGAACTTTCGTTCAGAGAGTCCCCACTGTAGCGA